AGCTTCACCGAGTATGCTTGCCGCCACTGTTTCCAATGGGGTGCACACTCGTCGAAGGACGCCCAGATACCTGCTTCAGAACCGATAGACATGGGTACAAAATACCTATGCTTCCGGGGAATGGTATCAATCAAGTAGGAGTAAACGGACTGATAACGGCGTGGCTCTAGACGATAACTCGTCCAAAGCCGTAAGCTATTAGTAATCCAGAATGCTCTTGCTAGAGTTTCCAGAGGCGTTTTTATGTTAAACGGGGTTACGTCTCTTCCGTAAAAGTAGTGTTTACCACAACTTTCTCGGAACGGTCCAGATATAAACGTCTTGTCTACATTGGTTTTGAAGCCGCAGTAGTCAAGAAGTTCAATCAGGATCGCAGCGGCACTATTGTGAATGACTATGTCATCACCATAGACCCCTAGACGACGGTCGCTAACTCCATTGAGGTCAATGACACTTTTCGCAAGAGCCCAAAAGATCAAACTTTCGAGCTCGAACGTGTAGCCATTACCCATACTGGAGATCTTCTCGAACCGGTGCTTTACGCCGGACGGGAGGATACCTACTTCAGAGCGGCAGAGGCACATAGCTTCGTACCAATCCGAAGGAAGTAACAGCTTGACGAGAGACAGTGCAATGCTGTCACTCGCACTTGCCAGGTCAATAGTCGCGAGACTACCGGTCCCACTTCCAATCGCAGCCAGTTTCTGGTTATGCGTTTGGTCGTTTAAGTCAATATGGACTGACTTAAGGCGCGATCGAATAAGAGCTCCGATTCCCTTCTGAACATACATGTTCATGTCGGGTTCGATAGCAATACATCGATCGATTTTAGCTGTTTTAGCAACGGTGGTAATCCTACTCCCCTCTACGATAGTAACCCAATGACAAGGGTTACTGCCATAATTGGAGATCATCTGTTCTTTCCAAAGCGGAATGCTTTGAATCGCACAAATAGATAGGAGGGCATTACTGCGAGTCGTCTCAGGTTTTCCCTGAAATTTATAAAACGGTGCACCCGACGTTCTTTTAAGGCGCGTTGACGCGCCGCCGGAAAAGGCAAACCGTTCGGAGGCTTGGTTCCAACTAAACTCGCCGAGGCAATGCTTTATTATGTTCCTGGCGTACGAAATGTACGACTCAGGCGACAGCCCACAAGTGGACGGTCGGTAAGGCATCACGTTGGTTTTGTTAGTCAGGGCACAAGCTTCCTCACTCTCAAGAAACTTATCAATTGCGAGTTTAGCTGTGTCCAATCCCAATGGGAAATGGGCATACTTGCGCAAAAGATTCGTAGCAAGGTAGTCAACACTGAAGGTTTCAGCGTCTGAGTAATCAGACGGAGAGACCGAAGCGTTAACGATCTTGCTGTAATCGCCTTGCTGAAGAGCTTTGACAAGCTCCATGGCAAGGGGACTACCGAGGCTGCGCAAGATTGCGCAGGCCCTCTTGTGAGT